ACTTCACCAATCTTACACATGATATCATGGCACTCAATAGGAAATAGTCTTCTCCCTTTGGCACTCTTAAATATGTCAATACAAAATTGAAACAACTCTACTAATGGTGCAGGTCCGGATGCTCTACCACCAAAGGTTTTAAGTCTTGCACCTGCTGGTCTGACCTCTGACATATCCCACTTAGGAATTTGCCCTGCATACAACATAGCAATTAACTCACGTAATCCTTTAGACCAACCGGGTCTACTATCACCTACCTTGATTACTGTAGTGCTATCTTCAAAGTGTTCATTAACTATAGGTAACTTGTCTACAACCTCTCTCTCAACTGAGAAGCCAACACCAGTGCCACACATTAGTACATACATACACTCGTCAAAAGAACGAGGACTATCGACAGGTATATAGCTACAATTATAACCACCCACATGGCAACGGTCTAAGGCAGGTCCTGATGTCATCAAGGCTCTCATGCTAGGCATAATACCAAGAGACATTATCTGCTCTCTAAGCATGTTCGTTAGAGCTTTAGTGATAGTATAACCATGGTTCTTCTTAAGGTGGTCAGACATGTAATCAAAGTATCTGTCTACTGTCTCCCCCCAATTCTCTCTGCGTTCATCTTCTTCCTTCCACCTAGCATAGCGAGAGAGTGCTATAAAGTTCTGGTAGTCGGTAGGTAAATAGTTGTTAATCATTTATGTCTCCTCACTAACTAGTTTCATATTCTTAATTGTTACACCCTCTATTTCGTAGAAGGTTTCTTTAATGTATTCTTCAATCTCATCGTCTACCTTCCCATCAGCAGGTACAGGATACTCGTCTGGGTCTACATCTAATGTCATTAAGATTTTAATTCTCATTATCTTTAACCTCTATTAGTTTACGTAGATACCATTCAGCTTTCTTTAAATCCTCTATCCCATTCTTATATCTATATCGCCATAGATACTTTGCAATATTACCTTGTAAGTATGATTGGAATCCGTCACCTAACATAGCTGCTAATGCATCAATACATTCAATGCCTGATTCGTTATAATGTTTAGGATGATTAACCATGTCATCGTCTTTGTTGTATTTCATTGCTGTCTCCTCTTTTGTTGCCATCATTCTCATATATGCTAGGTGTCTCATATCTTTTATATACTCTTCTTGTGCTAATGTCAATGCTTAGTATCCTCTTTTCCAAAGGCTATATGTATTACATTATCATCTACTTCGGTAATTAAATTGACAGTCTTTTCAGGTATGTCAAAGACATCTTCTATAGGTAAGTGCTTGTTAGCTTCTTGCTCTACAGCATCTCTGAACATTTTATTGTGCTCCATTAGAGGAACAGTAGAACATATCTGTCTAGTAAAATTTAACATAGATTCAAAGTCCTCATCACTCAATGGGTTATCTTTACCAATCATAATACTTAGTGACACATCTCCTGTCCACCCATCCTTATCTACAGTAGGACTAACTTGTATAACGAAATCGGTATCCTTAAAGTTTTTAGTTGATATCATGTATCTCTCCTTACTTTTGTACTAGTAAACTTTAGTATACTAGGATGTTTATTACTACCCTTTTCTTTTAACCAAGCCTTAGGTATTATCCTGTCGTAAAACAGAAAGCCATGTTTAGTACACCAAGCGGCATAGGTTGTCTTAGATACTTTAGATATTCTATTTTTACTATTCGTAAATACAAATCTAATGTCTAGTTCAGGATGCTGTCGCTGTATACATAGATGTTTTTTTCTATCTTCAGTTACAAACCTTCCTTTTGTTTCTATTATAATACCATTATTAAGTATGAAGTCAGGGGTGTAAGTTCTATATGTTAAGTCTTCCCACTCTATCTTCATACTTTCATAAGAGTATTTGTGCTTTAACTTAGTAAGGTAGAGTGAGATAGAATGTTCTAGCCCACTCCTATAACCATACTTAAGTGCTTCCTTTGTTACCTCATGTAACTTCATGATACTGCACTATCTTTTAATGCTATGTACTGAACCATCTTAGGTTGTTTAGCTTGAGATGCTTGAGCAGGTAACTCTACTAATGTATCCCAACAAGTATTCCTAAAGTCACAGAAGTTACAATTCTTATTAAGAACAAGATTGCCTGTAGCCTTACCTCGGAAGGTTTCAACCTCAGGCTCAAAGCATCTTACTAGTTCCTTCTCATTTGCTTTCTTGATAGTGTCCTCGATGTCTTGCAAAACCTTTGTGCTATCTGCATTTTTAGCTGATACATATTTGAACTGTCCTGTAGACTTGTTCACTGCCCACCAACCACCAATGTCTTTACCACTTGCTTTTGCATAAGCAACGAGTTGTCCTACATAGCCAAAGCTATCTCCACTTGCTAACGATTCAAATGAATCAAACTTATTCTTGTAAGACCAGTCAGATGCAGACTTGATATCATCTACACAACCATCTAATACTAAATCGTATGTACCTTTAATTTTCGTACCATCGTTTAGTTCCAAGGCAACTTCCTCACTCTCTTGATAATCAATCTTAGCTTCCTTCAGTATTCCTTTGAACACTGCTTCCACTATATCCCCAATCATCATAGTCATTAAGAAGTTGTTACCCTTAGGCAATGCTTTATCAGGATGGTTCTTAGCAAACCAAAGCTGACAGGAAGGCTTACCTATGTTAGACATACGTAATCTAAAATCCCCCCTGTCATTTTTAGTTCCGAACTGACGAACCAAAGCATCCCTTACATCGGATGCTACTCCTTCAATAGTCTCCATAGACATCTGTCTATTAGAAGACAAGACATCTTCGAGCAATTTATGTATCGCCAATTCAGCACGATGATTCATTAGCTGGCATCCACTTCGATAAAGTCATTGACTATATCTTTCATGTCGGCACTAGCATTACCACCCATATTAGCATCCCACTCTTTTACAATGTACTGATTATAGTTTTGTATCCAAGTCATGAAGTCTCCAAACGTAGCTTGGTCATCGTCTGACAAGTCAACTTTATTGGCTACGTCTAGTGTACTAGTAGGTAGATAGAACACATTACCATTAGGTAACTTACGTTCTTCTGTAGCTAGTTCAATGTTATGTTGAATAGGAAGTCGCTTTAGTTGTGCTAACTTATTAAAGGGAATACCTAAAGTTTTAAATGCATCTCTATTATCTATCTCCCATATGAATGGTGTAGACTTAAAAGAGATACCTTCTCCCTTTGCATTAGTAGGCTCAAGTAAATCAACTAGACCAAAGATAACACGCACTCTCTTAATCTGTTTGATTAAGTCTTGTGTCTTCTCAGGTAATGCCTTGAAGTCTTGTATGTACCCTGCTGGTTTACCACAGTTGAATCCACCTTGATTATCTTTCAAGTCTACATTCAATGTATCTGCCATTACAGTCTTATGATAGATGCCCATAGGCTCACCCATCTTAGCGTTCATATTCTTAACGAACCTCTTGTACATATACCTCTGCATAAATGGTCGTATCCTAGCAGTCTTGCTGTAGTAAGTATCACCATCCGGTATCTCAAGTTTATAAGTACCCCCTTCAACAACCTCTACATTTACTGACTTGCCATTCATCTTGGTTTCACCCATGATTGGTGAATGACTTATTCTAAAACGTGGTAGTTGCTGTGTCTTCTTTGTATCAGAAGACGTAGTACCCTCACCTGCTATCCCCATTGCTTTAGCCATTGCTTCGTAGTTATTAGTGTCAATCGTTACTATATTATTATCCATAGTGTTTTGCTCCTTTCTGTGAGTCAAATGTTTTATAGTTATATCAGCTAACATCTTTAGTGTCAAGCCAATTATCACCTATCTTTGCTTCTAATAATAGGGGTACATTGAATTGAATATTAAACTGATTCTCAATAATAGTTTTCAGGCTAGTATTAAGTTGTTTGATAAGATACAACACATGCTGTATCTCGTCAGGGTGTATGTCAATTACTACAGAATCGTGTACTGAATTAACAATACATGACTTGCAAGTACTCAACAAGTTCTCCATGTGTATCAACACAATGGGAACAATATCGGCAGTAGCAAAGCTTTGTACAGGATAGTTCTTTATCTGTGTAAAAAAGCTTACTGTGCCATTCCTTCTTCTTTGTACATCAGGGAAAGAAAACTCTCTGCCTGATGGTGTAGTTATCATACCTGTCTCTAGAGCTTCTTTAGCCAATCTGGAGTGCCAAGCTTTGATACCTGTGTACTTCTTGGTAAAGTGTTCGTAGTATTCAGCTTCGGCTTTGCTTCTACCAAACCCGGTTGCTCCGTATAGTGGTGCAAAGGTGTGTGCTTTCGCATCTTGACGAGTAGTCGGTTGACCTGCATCGCTAATAACTTGAGACGTATATGAGTGAACATCAAATCCAGTAGAGACTTCATCCATTGCTACCTTATCTTGTGATAAATATGCCGCAGCTCTGAACTCTAACTGAGCAAAGTCAGCTTCAAGTATCTTGCCACCTGTCCAACGTGATACGAATACCTTCTTGACAGGAAACGTACCACCTCTAGGCATATTCTGCATATTAGGGTCAGCACCACTGAACCTACCTGTTGAGGTTCTATGCTGTAGTAATCTCACGTGGAGCTTACCATCAGACTTAACGTGAGCCTTGATACCCTCAACAAAAGAACTTAGATATGTTTCCAAAGCTGACAAACGTTTGACATCGGTCAAGAAGTTGACGGCATCTGCCATGTTAGAACGTTTAGCCATGCTCTGTAGCATATCTAGGTTCGTCTTAGACACACCAAAACCATTAGCAGATACCCACTTGGCACTCGGTGCTTTGAATTTTAACCCTGCAACTATCTGATTGGGCTTAAAAATATAGCCACTAGCAGAACAAGGTATGCACTTATTTGTAACAGTGTAGAGAGTTCCATTTTTTCTTACCTTTCTTATCTGACCTGTACCATTACACTCTCTACAAGATACAGCCTTAGTTCTGTATAGTATATCTGAGTTACGTGATACAGTATCGTTGTATGATACCTTATCCATATAAGGAGTAAAGCTGTTTGCCCACATAGTTTTGTCATGAGGTTTTCTGCTGTAGATAACCCAAGACATTTGCTCTGGACTGTTTAGATTAATAGGTGTGTCACCCATTATGTTTCTAATCTGTATCTGCAATCGCTTCTCAGTCTCTTGCTTCTCTGTCTCAAATTGAAACCTAACTTCCTCTAGCTTACTTACATCAACAGCAAAACCTGTATGATATATATGAGCAAGAGTAACACACACTCTATTAGTCAGTACAACACACTCCATCAGCTTACTATCTGTAGTAAGTAACTTGCCATACAGCACATCAGATAACTGCTGTGTAGCATGTAAGTCTGCTGATAGATATTCAGACAACTCGTCAGGTGGTATCTCATCTACACCTACACCCTGCTTGAAGTATTCTTTCAAGGTGTCTTGCTTCTTAGTATCTAACTCATACCTATTGGCACAAGCTTCCAAAGATAATGGTTGCTTCTGTCCACGTTGTATAACATACTCTGCCAACATCGTGTCAAACACAGGACCATCATACTTGAATCCACATTCCCATAGCCACATCAAGTCGTATGCTATGTTATGTCCTATCAATATAGTAGCTTTGTCTAACAGTGCTTGCACACCATCAAAGTTATCTCTATATAGATATTCTTCACCTGTATCTGTCAAACATCCTACCATAACAAGTCTATTGTCAGGCTCGAATGGGTCGAGATACATCTTGCCATCACGTTTAGTGACAGTATTTTCTACATCTAATGTAAGCTTCATGTCTTACTCCTTTATGCTGAGAACCTTGCTGTGTAAGGGTCTAGGTTACAATGTATCATACCATGCCATCCTGTGATTTTATTCTTAACCACATTGAGATGTCGTAAGGTAGGTTGTTCATCCGTAATACCTTCTACTTGAGCAGGTTGCCCTATTAATAACATAAGGTCAGCTTCCGCTGCCTTACCTGTCCTTGAACCTTCCATCATGGCTTGGTTAAGTACCTGTCTTCCTTCTGCTTCAGCGTTTAACTGTGACATATAGAAGACAGCACAATTATAAGTCTTGGCTATCTGTCTA